AAGGCGCTCGAGCGTCCACAAAATGAAAGTTTTCGCCAAAAATCAGCGGTAGAATCCGCAATCTTTCAGCCGTCCCATGCGGTGCCTATCAATGGCCCGGTAAGCCGCGTGGAAGTTCTCCGGGGCCTCAATCTAACTCGCGAAGGTATCCAAATGGCCGGCAGACTTCCTAAACCGACAGAGCTTTTGCTGTTGACCGGAGCCGGCAGAAAAAATCCCAAGCGCATCAAGGCTCGCGCCGCCGAACCGCAATCCCCGGGCCCAATCGGCGCTCCGCCAGCGAAGTGGGCGGCGATAACGCCGCTCGCACATCAGGCGGAGATGCTCTTTGCCGACGGCAAGTCTCTCAACGAAGTAGCGGAGACGCTTCACTTGACATGGGAAGATGCCCGCGATTTGCGCGATGCTCGCTCGCAATATTGGGAGTGGGCGCAGCTCCGCGCCATCTGGGATCACTGCACTGCCATGTGGCCCTGGGTTAGCTTTTCTGATCGTGACGCCCTGGAGGGCTATTGCTTGCTGAAGTTGAAAGAGGACCGGGGCACGCTCTCTGGCGCGGAACTGACATCGCTTATGCGGGCGCGCACTGAACTGGGAGGCACCGGCAGCGGTCGCGCTCGTCTGGGCATTCGTAACGGCGCTGGCGGCCCTTCAACTTCCAAGCCTGCCGACCCGCGCGTTGCTTTTCTGGCGCGCAAGTTTGGATGAATTGACCGATGTCTACCCGCGCCCGCTCCATTGCCGAGCAGTATATCGCCGGCGTTATTGCCAACCGCATCCTCACTTCCAAGTTTGTTCGCCTGCAGATCGAGCGTCACGTCCGCGACCTCAAGGAGGGGAAATCTCGCGGCCTTTATTTCAGTCGCAAAGCCGCGCAGCACGTCATCGATTATTTTCCACTTTTCTGCTGCGGCGTCGATGGTGATTACTATGAGCAGCCCATCGTTCTCGATCCACCCTGGCAGACTCTGTTGTGGATTCTCTACGGATGGAAGCGCCGCGACGCCAAAGGCAAGCTCATCCGTCGTTTCAAAGTTGCATACAGCGAGATGGGCGCCGGTAACCTCAAATCGCTGGTTTTGTCTTGTCTCTGTCTCTATGAGTTGCACGCTTTTGGCGAACCCGGCGCGCAGGTTTATGCGGCGGCCACCGACAAGAAGACGGCCAAGCGCGTCTTTGAAACGGCCGCCACTATGGCCAAGGTATCCGGGTATCTCCGGGAACGCCTTCTTATCCAGACGGATAACATTTGCGATCTTTCCACGCGCAGCAAGTTTGAACCCTGCGCCTCTGAGGATCAGAACCTGCAGGGCCTGCGGCCTTCTTTCGTCTGCATCGACGAGCTGCACGCCCACGCTAACGATGGAGTCTGGAACGCTTTCTATACGCGCCTGGGCAAATGCCGCCAGCCGCTCATGTTCGCCATCACCAACAGCGGCTTCGACCGCAACTCGGTCTGCTACAAGCAGCGTGAGTACTCCGAAAAAGTTCTTCAGGGCATCGTTCCCGACGACACCTGGTTTGCCTGGATGTGCGGCGTCGACGACGAGGGCCAAAGCGACTTCGACTGGGAGGACGAAACAAAATGGCCGATGGCCAACCCCTGCTGGGGAACAGCCGTCAAGCTCTCTGAGATGCGGGAGCAGGCCCTCAAGGCCAAAGAGGATCCCAGTTCGCTCAATTCTTTTCTTCGTTTCAGGCTTTGCGTTTGGACCACTCAATTCTCCCACTGGATGCGGATGGACCTGTGGGACAAATGCAGCCTCGCGATCACGCGCGAGCAGCTTCGCGGCCGCCGCTGTTACGGCGCGCTCGATCTTTCCACAACCACGGACATTTCGGTTGTTTTGCTCCTCTTTGAGCCGGTCGAGGGCGATCCACACTGGCATGTGCTGCCGTTCTTCTTTCTGCCAAAAGACAACATCGCGTTTCGCAGCCGGCGCGATCGCGTCCCTTATGATGTCTGGGCCAAGCAGGGGCTTTTTGAACTGACCGAAGGCAACATCATCGATTACCGCTTTATCCGCTCCAAAATCAACGAGCTGCGCGAGGAGTTCGATATCGCGCAGATCGGCTTCGACCGCTGGAATGCGACCGAGATCGTCACCCAGCTCGGAGAGGAAGACGGTTTCGAGATGGTGAAGATAGGCCAGGGCATGGCGAGTATGTTCGCGCCCACCAAGCGCATCGTCGAACTGGTGTCAACCCAGGAACTGGCGCATGGCGGCAACCCCATCCTGCGCTGGATGGCTAGCAATGTGATTGTGCAGCAGGATCCGGCCGGCAACATCAAGCCGGACAAGGGCCGCTCACGCGAAAAGATCGACGGCATTGTCGCGCTATGCATGGCTCTCTTCTGCGCCATGGCGGCCGGCGGCGTTCCGTATACAGATCCGGAGATTCGATGGGTATGACGGGCAAAAAGCGGGTGCGCAGTTGGATTCCGGACACTTGTTTCCTGGCCGGCTGCGCAGTCTTCGTTTATGGCGTCTGGCTCGCCTGGCGGCCTCTCGGCTTCATCGTAGGCGGCCTGGCAGTGGCGGCCATAGCCTTCTTTATGGGCTATCGGCCCGCGGGGGGCGAAGAAGAATGAGCCTTATCCGAAATCTGACCCGCGGCGCTCTCGGCCTCCGGGCCGATGTTAGTGGAACTCCCGCCGCCTGGGACGATTACTGGTATCGCGGCCTGGGCTTTTCCTCCGCCAGCGGGATGCGCGTCGATGCCGAGAGCGCAAAGCGTATTGCCACCGTCCTGGCGTGCGTTAATATCATCGGGCGCAACATCGGCATGATGCCGATCAAGGTCTACACCGAGGCGCCTGACGGGTCAAAGCGGCTCGTCGATCATCATCCGCTCTACGATGTGCTCTACTCGCGCCCGAATGCGCAGCAGACCGCCTTCGAGTTCAAGCAGATGCTGCAGGGGCACCTTGAGTTGCGCGGCAACGCCTACGCCGAAATCAAGCCGGGCCCGCGCGGCGCGGTCGACCAGCTTCTTCCGCTTCACCCCGATCGCATTCACGTCGAGCGGATTCTTCCCTCAGGCAAACTTCGCTATCGTTACAACGATCCGCTCACCAACCTGACCCGCAACCTTCTCCAAGAGGAAGTGTTCCATTTGCGCAACTTCTCCGACGACGGCGCGGTGGGGCAGTCTACCGTGGCTATGGCCTGCGACTTCTTTGGCGTAGCCTTGGCGCAGCAGGATTACATCGCCCGCTTTCTCAAAAATGACGCGCGGCCGCCCATCGTCTTCGAGGGCGCCAACTTCAAAACCAAGATTCAAGAAGAAGAGTTCCTGGATGGATGGCAGCGCCGCCACACGGCCGAAAACCGGGGCAAGGCTGGCCTGCTGCCGCCGGGGCTCACAGCGAAGGTATTGGGCATCACGCCCAACGATCAGCAGCTCCTCGACTCGCGCAAATTCTCCCGCATTGAGATATGCTCGATCTTCCCGGTGCCTCCGCATATGATCGGCGAGACGGAGAAGACGGCGACCTACGCTTCCGTCGAGCAATTCAATATCATGTACGCCGTCCACTGCATCCTGAGCCGGTGCGTGCTCTGGGAACAAGCGATCCAGCGCGATCTCATCACAAACCCTCGTTTCTTCTCCAAGTTCTCCCTGGCGGCGCTGCTCCGCGGCGACACAGCCGCCCGATTCGCGGCCTACCATACCGCCATCGGCGACGGCTGGATGTGTCAGGATGAGGCGCGCGCCTTTGAGGACATGAATCCCATCCCCGGCGGCGCCGGGCGCTGGTTTTGGCGGCCGGTCAACTGGACACGCCTCGATCAAGCCGCCGTTCCGGCTTCGCTGCCGGCAAGCACGGCGGATGACGACACCGACGATCCCGGCGCGGGCGAACCCGGCACGGACACAGGCACGCACGATCCCAGCGCCGAAGCTGATCCGAAGATTGTCAGGTTGCAACTCCAAGCCCTGGCCACGGGCGTCGCTGAGCGTTGCGTTCGCAGGGAAGTAGCCGCGCTTTACAAAATGGTGGAGCGCAAGGCAAACGGCTACGAGGTCGAGCAATTTTATGACGGACACGCGGGCTTCATCGCGCAAGCCTTCAATCTCGACCCGGCGAAACTAGCGCCGGTCAAGCAGGCCGTCTTCGATCGCGCCGGCGCGGTTTGTTCGCTGCTGGTCTCCGACGATCTCGCCGGCGCCTATGACTACATCGACCGCATCGCGGCCACGGAACCCCTCAAACTCGCAGCCCTTGCCACAGGAGGCAAACAGTGAGAAATCAGACCATCAGCCGGGCGCTCGCTGGAACGCTCTGGTGCATTCATCAGCCCCGGTTCAATGAGATCCTGGCGCTGCTCGAAGTCGGCCTGGCTTCCGAGGCGCCGGCCCGTGTGCATTTCTTCTCTTTGCTTCGCGCCGAGCAGGAGCGCCGCGAGGCCGCTGTGCGCGCCATCTCTGGGAGCGCCGGCATGGTCGCTGTGATCCCTGTTTACGGCATTCTGGCCCAGCGCGGCTCCTTCTGGTCGATGTGTTTCGGCGGATCTTCCTGTGATGCCATCACCGCGCAGCTCCGCGCGGCCGTCAACGATCCCAACGTCAAGGCCATCGTGATGGACTTCGACTCGCCGGGCGGCGATGTGGCCGGAATCAGCGAACTGGGCAGCGAGATATTGCAGGCGCGGAAACAGAAGCCCATCGTCGCCGTCTCCAATTCACTTTGCGCCAGCGCGGCCTATTGGCTGGCCAGCCAGGCGACGGAGTTGCTGGTCAGTCCCAGCTCGAATACTGGCTCCATCGGCGTTTACATGCTCCATGAGGAGTACTCGCAGGCGATGGCCAACGCCGGCATCAAAGACACCATCATCAAGTTCGGCGAAAACAAGGCGGAGGGTAACGATTCCGAGCCGCTCACCGACCAGGCTCGCGAACACTTTCAGGCGCTCGTTGATTCCACCGGAGACGACTTTGAAAAGGCCGTCGCGCGGGGCCGCAAGGTCGGCCAGGATGAGGTCCACAAGAAATTCGGACAGGGCCGCCTCTTCGACGCCAAGACGGCGGTCAAGCTGGGTATGGCCGATCGCATTGGAACCTTCGACGACGCTCTCGCCAAGCATGGCGCCAGCCGCAAACCGCTCTCCGGGGCCGTCGCGTTTCCGTCTTCTGTTGCGGCGCTGGTCGCGTCTGCGGATACTCCCGAGCCCGATACCGACGACCGGCAGGACAGCGGCGCCGGTAATTGCGCCTGCGCCTGCGCGGAGTGCAAGGCCGGCGACTGCAATGCCTGCACACACGCCGCCTGTGCCTGTGACGGATGCGCATGTGATAACGCGGCCACGGCGCGCAAGAGCAAGCACGCCATGGAACGTCGGCGTCTGGAACTCGCCGCCGCCTGACCAAGTTTCACCTTCCCGGTCCGTGATTGGCGCGCCAGTCTGCGGGCTGCCGGGAACAAGGGACCGCAGCCGCCGGCCGGCCGTTGCGGTCCTCAAAATTTCATTTTCAAAGGGCTCCGCCGCCGCGGGGCTTTTTCTTTGAGGCCAATGCCTCACGGAGACCAACTTCGGTGAGTGGAATAGGTGACCGGCAGCGCCCATTGGCGCGGACTGATCCCTGATCCCTGACCCCTGACCCCTGTTCTTTGGAGGAAAAACCGATGATCGACATCAAAGCTCTGCGGCAGCGGAAAGCCGATGCGCTGGCGAAGGCCAACGCCATCTTTGCCGCCGCCACCGTCGCCAACCGCGATCTTACCGATGCGGAGCGCGCCGAATACGACGCCACCATGGCCAGCGTCGCCGTTCTCAACGGCGACATCAACCGCGCCGAAGCCCTGATGGATGCCGAGCGCAGCGCGCCTGCCATCCAGATCGAAGTCGGCCACAACCGCGCCGAAGACAGGCCCTGGGGTTCGCTCACTGAGCAGCTCACGGCCATCAAGGCTCATGCCTTCAACAAGGGCGCGCACACCGATCCGCGTCTGCACGCCGCGGCATTGGGCGGCAACGAATCGGTCGATGCCGAAGGCGGCTTCCTGGTCGCTCCGGAGTTCGCTCCCGGCGTCTGGCAGCGCACTTATGAGGCCTCACAGCTCGCTTCGCGCTGCTTTGACCAGCCCATGACGGCCAGCAACCGCCTGGTAGTCAACGCGGTGGACGAAGACAGCCGTGTTGACGGAAGCCGCTGGGGCGGCGTCTCTTCCTTCTGGCTGGGAGAGTCGGGAACCTTCACCTCGTCGCAGCCCAAGTTCCGCCAGATGGAACTGGTCGCCAAGAAGCTGATCGTCCTCACCTATGCCACCGATGAGCAGCTTGTCGATGGGCCGGCCTTCGCCAGCTATGTCGACAAGGTGGTCCCGCTGGAACTGGCCTTCCGCGTGGACGATGCCATCTACAACGGCACGGGTGCGGGAATGCCGCAGGGCTTCATGAGCTCCGGCGCGCTGATTACCGTCACCAAGGACACCGGGGATGCGGGTGGCACCAAGACCTTCGACAATATCGACATCTTCAACATGTGGGCCCAGATGTGGGCACCCTCGCGCAAAAATGCGGTGTGGCTCATCAATCAGAACGTCGAACAGGTTCTCTGGAACCTCACGCGCGGCTCCGGAACCGCCGTCGAACTGCTCTATCGTCAGCCCGGCGAAAAGGGATCCTTTGGCAACTACGGCGGCATGATGGGACTCCCCGTGATCCCCGTGGAATACGCCGCCACCCTGGGCACCCCCGACGACATCGTCCTGGTCGATCTCAGCCAGTATTATCTGGCGCGGCGCAGCGGCGTGCAGATGGATACCTCCATCCATGTCCAGTTCCTCACCGACCAGATGGCCTTCCGCTGGAAGCTCCGCATTGA